ATTTGGTCCTGAAGCTGCTTACCTTGGTTAGCAGTTAGTGCCTCCGTTGTGGAGGTTGACGCCACAGTGTCATTCAGTTGGACAACCCCGGACTGAGCAGTGCTCGCATTATTAATGCTGATGACGCCAGAGGGGTCAACATTAACGTTTGTTCCTGCCTGAACAACACCCACATTAGTGGTTGTAGCAAGAGCAACGCTAATGACACCAGAAATGTCAATGTCGATATTGTTGCCGATTTGCACAACTCCCAGACCGCTAACCGACGCCTGATTCACACTGATAACGCCACCGACAACACCGATGTTGCTTCCGACTTGCACCACACCTTTCTGTGCGGTGGTTGCGTCTTGGATGCCCGTAACAGGGAATAGTTGCCCAGCGACAAATGTGATGGCGCCAGTCATCGTGCCACCCGCCAAAGGAAGGCGTGTGGTGAAAGCATTGTTAGCAAGGTCGTAAGCGGACTTAACGGCGGTGCTGGAGGCAATAGTTGTGCTAGAGGTGAGGTTGGTTACGTCGGAAATTTTGGACTGCAGAGAAGCAGGAGTAACCCCCAGGATGGCATTCAAACCTGCCTGCGTGTCAGCATTCGTGGCAAGCTGAATCACACCGGCACTTGATGTACTTGCATAAGCAGGGCGGTCGCCCACTCCTAGAAACTGATAGACGGTTCCGTTGGAAAGGAACCAGTCACCGTTTGCAGTGGCGTAAGGACCACCACCACCGGGGGGGCTGTAGCTGGCGGGCACGGTAACGATAACGTAATAATCTACGTTGCCCGGAGCGGGGGATGGCAGAGGAGAACCGTTGACAAAACCAGCGGCAACACCGTCGGTAGTAACCGAGTCCAGGTTGCCTGTGGCAGAGTTCAGGGTGCCCGCCAGTGTGACGTTGCCTGCGAGTCCAAGGGCGTTGATTTGGTCCTGCAGGTTTTTGCCCTGGGCAGCAGTTAGGGCAAGAGTAGTAGAGGTAGAGGTAGTGGTGTCATTCAGTTGAACAATACCCGATTGACCTGTGGTAGCTGTGCGCACGGTCATTACGCCTGCAGGCGAGATGAGCACTTCTAAGCTTCCTTGAACCACACCCAACTGGGATGCCGAGGCAATCTGAATGCCTGCGATGGGGAAAGTCTGACCAGCGGCAAATGTGATGGCGCCAGTCATCGTGCCACCTGCCTTCGGCAGAGCGGCGAGTGCTACGGCCTGTGCAGCGAGTGCGGTAGCGTTTGCTGTGTTCGCAATGGCTGTAGCACCGATAACGTCGGTGTTTAGTTCATCAACCGCTTGCTGGACATTTATAGCGGGAAGACCACTAGTGGAGTTATTGTAAACAACTTGCGCAGCGGTTGGGTTGGCATAAGACGCCACCCGCACCCACTCCGTCGTGAAGACGTAGAGACCCTGATAAATTTCGCCAGGTTGACCTGTAACGATAGTAATGTCTCCTTCGTCAGGAGATGCTACGCCAGTGGCATTGATAATTTTTTCACTTACGGTGATGCCAGGCGCAACGGCGACTTGGTTGTTAGTTACTTGGTAAACTTGACCGCTTGCGCCACCACCTGAAGACCAAATGGGATGACCGAGCGACGTGCTCCAGGTCAGGACTTGGTTGTCAGTGGGAATGTCGCCGTAGAAAGTGGGGTTGGCGAGAAAGAAGTTATCCAATGCGTTAAACGACATTGGCATCGCATACCAACCGCTACCGGGAATGCCAGCGACGAATGAGCCATCAAAGGAAGTTTTGTAGGCAGAGCCATCACCAACATAGACGACTTTGTCAACAACGTTAAAGCACAGTTGCCCCGCCAGAAGGGTGTCGGGTTCTGTACCCGAGACAAAAGTGCGAAGATTTTGAACGGTTACTGTCATGGCGTTAAACGATAAGTCCGGAGTCAATACTTACAACTTGGCCATTGCCATCAATGTTAATGCCGTTCCCTTCCCTCACATATCCCTCTTCATCAAGGTAACCTACGAGGTGGTCATTGAACCACTCCACTGTGATAAAAGCAGCGGGATTGTTCGGAATAAGGTATTGTGCGTAAATGGGTCCCTCAAACACACCACCCTGTTGTGTGATGGTATCTTGAGGATAAGGCACAACGGAGACCCACTGTCCCCCGTTTAGGTCAGTGTACCAGATGTTCAGGTTTGAATTATTGCAATCGTACCAAAGCGATCCGTTGATTGGATTCGGCGGCGGTGAGGCACTTACATAGACGGGTGCAGATGTTGGAGAGGATACTGCAACTGCCGTCCACTGGACGCCGTTCCATTTCCAGGTCCTACCATTATAGGTATATGTCTGCCCCACCGTTGGACTAGGGGGGAAGGAGTAACTCATTGTGTTGAGTCTTACATCAATTGGCTTTTACCCTTAGTTAGTCCACCCACCAGTATCGTAAGTTATTCCACCAGCATCGGTTGGTTCGGTAATTTGAGGAGTTCCGCCGGTCAGATCTTGATAGTTCCCCGGAGTGATCCAGTTTGGAAAAATGTCATTTTGACCGATTGAACCAAATCCCTGTCTATAGTCAGGTGCTTGGTCTCCTGCGGTATCGGTTGTAAATCCTGAAAGTCCTTTGCCAGACACCATGTTGTAACGCTGGGGAATGCGCCAAGAACGCATGATTCCAGCAGGAGTATCAATCGCGCTGTCACCGTTGCCTGCACGAATGGCAGTCATCGCCATTTCTGCGGCGAGTTGCTTCAGTGCAGTTTCATAATCAGACTTGACGTCTTCGCGGCGGCGAACCGTGTCAAGATAGTACCTGGAGATGATGAGAGCGGTACGGCGGCGATTGCTGGTGATGAGCACCATGCCCGCTTTGCCACTCTGTTCAATATAGCTGTCGATCAAGCTATTGGCGTCTTGAATGGCCATTCGCAGCTTGGCCACATTGACACTTGTTGCAGCGGCATCGTCGATGTTTGTGAGCTGAATGGCTTCTTTCAAACCATAGGCTACGATGAAGTCGTCCGGAGAAGCCGAGCGGGGATCCGTCTTGTGCTCGGTCATTACCCCCGAGCGGTTTTGGTATGGGAAACCGTAACCGCCGATTGTTTGACCCAGGTTTGCCTGAACCCGTGTTCCGTCGGTCGTCTCGTCAGGCGCTGTCATGTTCCGAGCGGGGACTCGGTAAAACGCACGCACTGCATTCCGTTTCCGGACCACGTCGTTGGCGGTCGGGGGAACAGGACCCCTCAAGCAGCGACCAAGCTCAAGCGGAGGCTCGTACGAGACGAATACCTCGTCCCAGGGAGACAGTGCACTGTCGATCCCCAGGGTGATCATGGTGTCGGAAGAATAGTTTATTGTCGATACGCCGTACTGCCCGTAGTTGACGGTGAAAGATTCCACCGGCACGATAACATTTGTGTCCAGCGGTGAGTCGAACCACAGGATCACCGACATCGAGGTGGGAACCGTTATCTCCTTAATCTTAGGAATCGTCACGGGGCAACTTAGTCCAGATAAATGGTTTTACCCGGAAACTGGTTAGTTTCTGGGATTAAAAATCAGATACGACGGGGGTTCACCCTGGATTACAGGGTCAAGACTAAAGTAGTCGTAGAGGTTGTCAGTGGGAACAAAATTCTCCGACTGCCAGAATGCGATGTCAATCGGAGTCTTTTGAACGCGGACAACGTAGTCTTTCTCGGGATTATACAAACAGTTTGCGATATAGTTTACAGCTAATCTCAACGGCCATTCATCTCTCCAACCCACTTCCCAGTTATTGATTGTAATCAGTTTCCCCTGCACGGAGTAGTCAACGCGACAAACAATGTTTCCGCCGCGCTGCTCGTCGTCAGGGTAAGGTGGATTGCTATAATCGTAAGTCTGAGACTGTTTATCGTAAACTGCGCCGTCCCACTTCACCAGTAGGAATCGCAGTTCTTCTGCCCCCGGCATATCTGCAGGAAGATACGGGAAATCCTGAAAAACCCAGGTGGGTGAGTAAATGCTAGGTCTACGAATTGCCATTTTAAGAGGGAATGTAAGCGGCTAAGACGTAGTAATTGTCAAAGGGAGGGAGTCGAATTGCCTTGAACTCAATTTCCTGTACTTGGAGATTAGATACCGAGACATATCCTCGCACAACTGTATCCCCTTCAACAAAAAGGGGAACGCGAACGATTGTCGCGTCTTGACGCATTTCCGTTTGACCTACGGTGCCGGTATTTGCCAGTAAGTTCTGATCAATTGTGAGATTAGTTGCGATTGTAACATCTTCACAAAAAAATGCTCCCTTCCAATATCGGTAAGGCTTTGCATTTTCACAATTAGTGCCGGACTCTACATCGTAGTTAGGGGGAGGAGCATAGTTTGGGTCGGGATAGTTCACTGCGCTCCTCCGATCCAAGTGGCTTGATCGCCGAAAGGATTTGGACGTGGCGCATCGCCATAATTTGAGTATTTTGTCATAGGTCCAGCAGTTGTTGGAAATGTGTAATCCCATATAGAAGAATTGTTGACGGGTTTTTCACTATCCACCTCGTTATCTGGAGGTTGCGAGCTATCGTTTTGACCTGCGTGTCCGTGGGAGGCGTCGATGTGCCGAACCCAGTAGTATTGCCCATTGCGCATGAGGCAAACACACAGCCAATCTGACTGCAGCGGTCCCCCACATTCCACCACAGTGCAACCAACGTTTTCTTTAGAAGCCGGTGGCAGCTGCCCGCTTTCATAACACGGCAGACGGGTCATCGGGCTGTTATCCGGCTCGGTTAGTTTTTTGCCAGCCTTGCTTGTTAGAATTTGAGGGTCATATAGTACATCCCCAAGGACAGCATACTGATATTGTCCGTTAGAAACGGAGATGTTGACACGTTTTCCAACGAGGCCCGCAGGTTGTTTGCCTTGAAATGAGGGGGAAACGTCGATCCAATGGGATATTTGGTTTTCGCCACTGATAATCCTTTCTTTGGACGAGTCCCCGGCATTCTGCACCTCGGGAATATCAGAGTTGAAATCGTCAAAGATAACCTTGACACGAGCCCGCTCTTCCGGGTCGTTTATGTCAACAATGGTGCCACGAACAGTTCCTCGGGGAAGGCCAGCATACCTCATGGTGGCTTCCGAGGCCTGTTGCATGGCCGCGATTTGTTGAATCAGAGGTAATGTTCTTCCCTTTAGTTTCATTTACTACTCACCTGGAGAAACGGGGAATATTTCGACGGGGGCGTGTAGAAACAGTTTGATTGGGCTCAGGATTTTTATGAACCGGAGTTTCTTCTTTGGGGGCGGTTTTGACTTTTGCCTTGGGTGCAGGAGCAGGAACGGGTTCCGGCGCGGGCTCGGGAGTTGCTTCTTTTACAAATTCCTCAGCCGCTGCCACCTCTTCCAAGATCTCATCTACTATCGCGTCCACGAACTTCTCGTCCTCAGTCTTCTCGACCGAAGAGAAACCACTCGAAGGTGTTCTCTTTCTAGTTGTCATAACGGTGGCTTGAACTATGTGGTTTTACCCGGTTTACCCTTTCAGGGTAAAACTATAATCATTACAAGAAAGGATACTTGCCGTGGAATTTTTCACTTACTGTTACCTCGACGAAAATAACAAACCTTACTATATTGGTAAAGGTTGCGGAAACAGAATCGATGCACCCCACGAATGTGGTTTACCCCCGAAGGAAAAACGAATCTTTTTGAAACGAGGTTTGACGGAGGAAGAATCTTTCAAACACGAGGTTTACATGATCTATGTTTTAGGACGGATAGATTTAGGAACCGGTTGTTTAGTAAACCGAACTTGCGGAGGACACGGAACGGCAGGGTGGATCATGAGTGAAGATACAAAACAAAAAATATCTCAAGCAGCAACCGGAAGACCCCGACCCGACATGGAGGGAGAATCGAACCCGATGAAAAATCCTGAAATCGCACAAAAATTAGCAAACACAAAGATTGGCAAACCTCGAGACGAACAAACCCGGCAAAAGATTAGTGAATCCCTGACGGGTAGAAAAGATACCCCCGAAGTAAAACAAAAGAAAAGTGAGGCAGCCAGGGGTAAACCAAAATCGCAAACGCACCGAAAAAACATCAGTAAATCAAAATCCGGAAAGAACCACCCCGGATACGGACAAAGGGGAGAGAACTCGTGGAACTTCGGGAGAAAATTTTATGTAAACATTTTTGGCAAAGTTGTATTTACCCGGGAGAATCCGGGAGAAGGGTGGCAACCCGGCAGGATCTGGAAAACTACCTAGGAAGCAGGTATAGTGATTGGGACTGGGGTTCGGGTTCCCTCCAAGATGCTGGTTGAGTAATATCAAAGAAACCATCTTCGGCAGCAGACGCATCGGCAACGAAATAGCAGTAGCCGATTTTGTAGTGATTGGTGTCGACCGAGTAAGACTCGGGATTGTTCTCGCAAGTTGGCGCAAGTTTGTAGATGCTCGCATCCCAGATTGGGGCTGCCACAGGGTCAAGTGATCCGTCTTGAACGTCGTTAACGAAGAACCCTGAGAGGGGCAGGCAAGCATTCACATTGGTGTAGACCCCTTCCCAGTCGCCGTAACCGAGTCCAACAGGAGAAGATACGTCGGCACGCCGGTTGTGCAAGGGTGCGTATTCAATCAAAACAGCTTCGTCATAGTCGTCAAACGGAACTTCATTTGCCGGAAAGAAACCCGCATTACTGTAATCGGCTACCTCGTACCCTGTGAAGAAAGCGATATTAGAGTACAAATACGGTTCGCAGTACACGTATGTATAGTCGTTAGGTGTCTCATCCCCAAACAGGCACAACTCTTCGTAGATGGCAGGAGTGTTGTCTTCCGGTGGGCATTGCATTCTCTCAGGATCGGTTGTGGTTCCCCAGTAACCAAAGTCTTGACAAATCAGGGTCGTCTTTTGCCAGTTGGATCCGTTTCGTTCGTAGTCAAGAGGCAGACGAATAAAGTACTTCTCCCAGTTGACCAGACCCGGACCGTTATTCTGATCGGCGATAAGAGGGTTAATGTAGTTGTCTTCTACCAGATGAGCCACTATGCCAACGTCTTGAAGGTCTTGCGTTTTCCACAGTCTAAGGGGGACTTCGCTATCTGCAACGTTGGGTGTCAGCTTATATTGTATGCCGCCGAAAACTAACTCCGAGATGTTCTCCCGATACGTGCCTTCCAGAGAGTCCGAAATTTCAATCACAGGAAGTTGCGTTTTACCGAGAAGTGTTATTGGTGTGTAAACAACGTCGTAATTTTCCGTTGTCGCATTGAAAGTTACCCGAAGAATATAGTCGTTTGTCAGATAGTCCAATCCTTGTTGAATAAGCACACCATCACTGTAAAACTTTAATACGCTGCTGTTGAAGAAGTAAACAGGTGGACCGCTTAGGGGGTGGGAATTAACAGAAACCCAGGCACTCTGAATGTAAATGGAGGCAGCACGAGTTGCGTAAACGGGGTTGTCATAGTCCCACCACATTTCTCCCTGGTTCTCGTATCCAAATAGGGCAGATTGGGAGATGTACCGAAGAATGGAGTCAGGGGATATAATCCAGGTGTCACCAGTGTAGACTTTTGTCAAAACAGCTGGAATTGGTTGCGTAATCTCAAAGGAAAGATTGGTGATCTCAAACGGAGGTAATGCGGGGTCAAGACCCTGAGCATTGGAAATGACACAAGGAACTTGGGTGGGCAGAACATTGGCAACCGGGAAGAAATCGGCAACATTCGCAAAAGTAAACTGACTTGTTTGCCAGTAGTCTGCACCATCGATTTCAACTTTGTAGAGAATCACGGATGGCGAGGTTGTAATAATTCCGATCAGCCCTAGAATATCCATTCCCGTAGTTAGTCCGTTGGCATCAAGGATTTGAACAATTATTCCCTGGGGAACGGTGGGAGCCGCAGCAGTAAAGGCTGCGACAGTCGGAAACACCAGGGTCGGAACTATTTTTTCCTCTGGTGGCTGACGATAATCAATCTCAACCCAAATAGCACACTCTTCGTTCTGCGGGGCGTACCAGACAGTTAGAGCTCCAGTGGAAGGATTCCACCATAGGTCCCCTGGCTTCGGGTTTCCGGGAGCACTGATATCATACGGTGTGAGCTGAGAGTAGATCTCAGTCATCAAGGAGTTGTAACTGATTGATCGCTGAATCGGGGCAACGATCAGAGAATTCTCCTCTGAGACACCGTGAATTGACAGACTATCGAAAGCAAGGTTGAACGGCAGTGGGCCACCTTTATTGCCCCAGGCTCCTGTAAAGTTTTCAACGACACTCAGCGAGTTCCAGTCCGAGTTGTTCTGCCAGTAGAGCACCACAACGGGAGTGGAAACCGTTGTCAAAGTGGTGGAATCAGAGTAGTCCCAGCAGAAAAACGACGTGATGGCGGGCGTATTTGCAACAACCGACTGAGGAACTCTCAGAAACCACAACTCCCGCTCCGCATCGTACTCCGGAAGTACGTCTGGAGTTGGGTTGGAAAGGTTGTATTTGATGTATACGGGTTGATCGAAGTAGTAGACAGAATCGGCAAAGATGGAAAGAGTCAGATACTGAAACTTTTTGTCCGTGTCGTAGAAAGGATACAGTTGCAGATCGGTTCCGTCTGAAGCTACAAGAAACGCAGCATCGCCAGAGAAACCAACTTCACCTCGATAGAACGGGGCTGGCTGAAGAGTGGGAATGAATACTTTGAGCTGCTCGTTTGCGGCGATCTGATCGTAAAAACTTTGAGGAAGGGTTCCAAAATTGACAATATAATAGTCCCCCTCGACACTCAGACTCTCAATCGAGTAAGTGTCGTTCCCAAGAATGATCTTCTCAGCATAAACCTGTTGACCGGGACGAACAAAGGGAAGTCGGTCGATGACAATGGTGTTGTCCCAGTTGCGAATCTCGTATATGCGCGGAATGAAGAAACCGTTGTAGACACCAAAACTTCCACTCAGAAGTTGCCTTTTCTGGTTGGGTGTTTCAGGGAGATTACCCCAGTAGTTTGGGCCGTTCCAACCCAGCATCTGAGCCAGAAAGTCCAGTTGACCGTTGACGCGAGACTCCACCAGAGCAACGTCAGTTGCCTGCTCAGGGCTCAAGTACGGATCCGTAAAGTTCCGCAACTCAAACTCTTTGGAGTTGAATGTGGCAGTCTCGAAAGTCATTTTACGAAATTACAATGTTTTTGTCGGCCAAATCCAGGTACTCCTGCTTCATGCAGGACGGGGGACTCATCCAGAACCGGGGGTACTGCTTCACTTGCTCGTACAAATTAATCAACCTGTCATCAAAGAATCTTGTCAGCCAGTCGGCCACAGGAACGTAGTCACGACGGATTACATACCGGATGTCCTCGATACTGGTCACTTTGAAAGCGTTGTCCACTTCGACGTACGCCAGGGGGCAATAAGTTGCGCTCGCGGGCGGTCTTTCTGTAGGATACATCACTAGCGCGGCACGAGTTGATGGGGCGGCTGACTTCTTTTCTAGAGTGATCGCACCCGTCACGGTGACGCTTTGAATCGCCACATCCGTGTTCGACCAAACTACCTTCCAACCGTTGTTGAAAATAGGGGTGAAGTTGAATTGGTAATACTGCCCAATCGTGTCAACCGAAGGGCTCACAGTTCCTTGAAACTGCTCCAATCCACTTGTAGTAACGTAGTAAAAAGAAGCAGTTGCAGTATAAGCAGTTTCCGGTGGGCAGCGCAAAATCACTTGGGAATAGGCTTGACCTAGAGTACTCCCCCACTGCAAATAGCTGGCTGCAGGTTGGGCGTAAGTGGGAAAGTAAGTGTCTTTTGATGCCCAGAAATTAGTTGAAGTATTCAGAAACGCATTGACCGCTGGATGGCGCCAACCGATAACCGAGTCAGTGGATGAGGTGATTGTGAGAGGCAATCCGGTGAGCGCGTAATCCCCTACTGTGTAGAGGTTTTGCTGAACGTCATCATTGAAAAGAAGTTCGTATGCAAGATAATAACGCCCGGACCGAATTTGCAGATCCTCTAAGTTGAGGATTGCAGGATAAACGTCAGTGCCACCGTATTTCCACACGATGCGACCACCGCAAATCAACAAGTCTCTTTGAGACTCCGACGAACTCACAACGATTGACGTTGGACCCGCACTGTTTTCAGTCCAAGGAACATAGATGTAACCTATATCCTCAACTTCCGCCAACGCTGCCGTGTTTGGAGCCGTGACGATGTTGAAAAAGTCAATCTGGTACGTCTCGCTGATTGCAGGGAGACGACGATAGATTGGACGACCACCAATAACCCACTCAGTTGGCCTAGGTTGCAAGCTGTTTGCAATGATGTATTGAGGGGAAACGGTTGTTGATCCACGTGTTAGAGGAACAGTAATAATCTGGTCAACTCCTCCGTTGATCGGTACCAGAAGTTGGCTCATAGGTTCAACGTCCCATCTTCATACTGAGGTGGATTGTAGGGATAGGTTGTCCCACTATACCAGGATAACTGAGGAGCGACCTGGGCTGAGCCCGTGTTTTCCCAGACAAACACACTTTGGCTCTGCGAGTTGGTGAATCTACCACTGTCTTTCGGAATCATTGTGATTTGTGCTATCCCGAGTTTAATGGCAGAGATGTCACGACCGAGCTGAGAAAGGATGTCCTCTTCGCAGACGTATTTCCGTACGTAGCGCAACAGATTGCCTTCGTACTCTTCGATACGAGTAGTGTTGACGACCGTTGTATTTGTCCAATTCGTTACTGTGGCGTTGGGTGTGAATGCACGCATTACACGGTAAAGATTGCGACCATCTTCGGACAGGATTGTGTCTTCTGCGTAGGTGTCGTAGGCAGGGTTGAAGAATGGAATATAGTTGGCAATCGGAAACTCGTCTGGTTGACCTTGCTCGGTGAGAATGAAAGTGCCGTTGCCTTTGTAGATGTAGAACTCAAACAAAGGTGTCACGCTCGAAGTCGCTGTGTAAGACAGGATGGTGGAACCTTGACGGAAGAAAGTTCGATCGCCACGGAAGAACGTAAACATTCTCACAGGGGTTTGAATGGCTGTGTTGGCTGCCGCAAGTTGAGCAACAAGTTGAGTGTATTGACTGTTATTGAGATACAAGGGCACAATCAAACCTTGCTCAACCATCGTTGAGGCGTTTATGCTTGTCGGGGTGAAGTAACTCGCAGCGATATAGTATTCCGGTACTGCACCAACACTCTCGCGATATTCCAGGTAAGTCCCCGCTGGAAAGCGAGGATTGTATTTGGCAATCGGAAGACCGGTGTTGCTGTTTTGGACCACGATCTCTTTCAGTGTGGTTTGCTCAACCAAACCGTTAAAGTATTCGCTGATGGTCTGTTGATTCGGCTGGTAAACAAAGGACTTCACAACGTAGGCGTATTTGTTAACGACTCCTTTTGTGATGTCGACGTAGTTGTAGTAGGGATCTGCGACAGGGTCTGGACCAGACCCAATCTGAGGGGTGTAGACCCAGGTGCCAGCTGCGTAGGAAGTGCCCACAGTGAGAAGTTGTGGAGTGACTGGAGAACCCAGCAATGTGGCTGCCTGAGCTCCCGTGGGAGTGTTGGTGGCGGGTAGCAGTGTGAAGTTTTGAGCAACTACCCAAACAAACGTGCCCGGGCGCTTGATAATAGGGACCGGGGAGATAGAGTCAGGAATAAACTCATTGGCTGCGTAGTCGTACTGAACGAGGTCCGGTGTGTACAAAGTGCCAGTTGTTGCCACGTAGTTGGTGCCGACAACCCAGGGGACTTGGATTTGAGCTGCAGATATTTTGTTCGGGATTAAGGCACTGATAACGGCAACTTGATTTGACTCTAGTGTCAGGTTTTCAAGAATAACATGAAGTTCCCCATCGCCGCCATCCGCAAGATCCCAGTACACTACCTGACCTTTCAAGTAGGTACCGGGAAGTAGTCTCTTGATCTGTTGAAGGGTCAAGTTTCCGTAAATCGTTTGATCTTTCTTCGCGTTTGAATATGGTGTGAAGTCTTGAATGACAGGGTAGTAAGTTGGAATCGGAAGGGTAGTTTCAACCAAATCATTCACGTTCAGAATGTCACCAGTCGGTTCAAAAGTGTAAACTTGAGTGTAGGTGGCCGCAGACGGAGTCAGGAATGGAGGGGTGTTGTATGCGGCGCTGATTTGAATGTGGGGATTGACAAATCGATCCTGTGCGTCAAAGGTGCTGTAAAAAGCAGCATCTACATCCGAGACGGTTGGGTCGGTGGTTACGGGAAATACAACTCCCGGGGTCAAGACAGCAAACAACCGATTTCGGAAATCAAGAGAAGACTGACGCAGGTTGATGTCCAAGGAACTGTTAGCGTCGACTTGCAAAGTGATATCGTACTGAACTTGACTCAGAGTGAACGGATACAGATGCCCTTGATTCTCAACAGGCACGGCATAGTTGACAGCGTTTTGTCCACGCTGCAGTTCCACGTCGGTTAACTCAATACCTTCAGGCCCTAGAACAAAGAATGAAACTTGTCCGTTGGGAAGCAGATAGTCGGTAAGATAGTTATAGGTTCCCTGATTGGGGCGATTCGGTTGAACTGAAGTCAATGTGCCAACCCCGTAAAAATCTTCAAAGAAACTTTGCCAGTCTTCTTGACTGACGGGGTTCTTGCGACGGATGAGCGTGAAGAAACGTTCTTGAACTTCATCGTAGGTCTCAACGTCAGAGCCACCGACGGCAGGTTGCAGATTGATGACGGTGAGGCCCGGAATGTCGATTGCGGGAGCCGTTGTAATGGATCCAGCGGGGCAGTTGTACTGGCTGCCGACGTACTGAGAGGCGACCGTGACTAAAATCGTGAACTGACCTGCAGGAATGGTGTACGGCTCTGTGGTGACAAACGTGATGGACTCACCGTTGGTGACATTGGCGTTTGTTGTGAAGGCAGACCCTTCCGGAATCACTGTGTCAGTGTTGCTCGGAGAAATAGTGACTTGCAGTTGGGCAACCGCAGCTGTGCCTAGGCGCCGCATGGCACCGAGGAAGGGACCGAGCCACTCAATCAAGATAGCTTGGGGCAGCTGGTTGGCCCAGAACAGGAACTCCCCTTGCGCGAAACTTTGGCCTTGAATCAGAGCTGCAAGGGGGTTACCTGAAGAGAAGTCATTTAGAGTTTGATTCGAAGCCTCGTATACAACTTGAGCTGCCTCCTGAGCGATTTGTGCTTCGTTCCGGGGATCAATGCTGACGGCTGGGAGGGGCGAGTATCTGGGCACAATTTACCTCCTTACGGAACGGGACAAATCACAGGGTTGCCAGTACCTTCATAATTGTCACAGTTGCCAGCTGTCACGGCGTAATATCCATTATCAATTTCCAAATCCTCCAGCAAACTTCCGATATACTCCCCAGCAATCTTTTTCGTAATCAAATCTTCTGAAGCTAGGGCCGCCCAACGTTGAGCCACAGTCGAAGGACTGATTCCACCAGCATTATCGTATTTGTCGTTAGTTGTAAAACTTTTAGGAGCGTTGGCGATTACGTTTGCAGGATTACCAACAATCAGAGGATTGTAACCGTAGCTCCACGGTCCCGTTACAACTTTGGCGCCACTGATCGGGGTGCCGGAAACGTAGAGACCACCTGCTGTTGTGGGCTGATCCGTGCCAAGAGTTACATAGCGATTATCAAGACCGTTTGGCCCAGACAAAACGAGTGAGCTTATGCCCAAAGGGGGGTAGTGCCAATCCAGATCTTGACCATCAAAGTATATTTGCTGCGCCCCGTTCAACCACTGTGAAGTGACGATGACTCCGGAACTAAACGTAGTCTTTGCCATGAATCCCTTTCGGATTGGATGCTTTTAATGGTTTTACCCTACCTACATTTGCCTCTGCGTAGGTGCTGTGTAAGGTTTCCGGGGTTCATTAGTTTACCGCAGTGAGGGCACGGTTCAGTGGAGGTGACCATTTTTGTCATGGTTTCTGATTTGATCTCACTGGTCTTGAATGCCGACTCTGACATTTTTTGTTTGGTTTCTTCGGGGTGAGTCCACCCGGTCCCCCTTGGAGCGATTCCAGGTCCTAAACTGCCATTGGACTTTGACTTGTTGTAGCACAACGGGTCTCCGACATGCTTTTGTAGTAGAGCATACTCATATTCTCGGGTCTCCAGAGCATCCTCTCGCAGTATCTCCCAAACAAATGCTTTTGGGTCTGCCTGCAAGTCTATCAAAAACTGCCGTTTATCTATACGAATATGGTGATTGCCTACTCGGTTCATATAGTGACAGTACGATTTTGCCGACCCGATATAATACCTGCCTGTTTTAGTGTTTGTGGCTTTGTAAGTAAGCACAAAAAATGCTCCCATTTCTGAGAGCATTATAGCAGAATTTATTTTTAGTAAACTCCAGTAATTAAGTACGAGTCCAATAGTTGACGGTATACTCGCACTCGATCGTTTGTACATCACCCGACTCACGATCAACGTCGGCAGTCGTGATGCTCACGAACTGGCACTCGTAGCAGACATACTGTCCGCCTGTAGCAGCCGCACCATCACCATCACAGCTTGTCGGAGTGATTGTGATTGTGATTGGATTACAGTTGTAATTCAACCAGAACTGCTCAAGAGATTTGAAGATCGTCGGATCATACGGGGCGCCAAGAGTGACGTTATCCGCAGTCCGAGGACCAACAACGTGGAACAGACGGTTGCCTGTCCCATTAGCGTAGGTGCTGCTATCGGAAGAATCATTGATTCCGCTAAAAGTAGTGAAGGTCGCCGTGAAAGTCGGACCTCCGAGGGCAGTAAACGAAACAACGTACTGCGCCTTTGTTAATGGACGAAGAATAGCCATGGTAACACCTCCTTATATTCCTTCCTAGTCAGGACAGGATGTCGGTAACCATAGCTCCCGAACCGATAGCACCTGTAGCACCGAGGCCGACCAGGTTAACAATGCGCTCAACGGTGATTTCAGCGCGAACCACGCGACGCTCACGAATGTAGTACTCAGGACGAACGGCAGGGGTGCCGGTCAGCTGATAGGTGTAAGCGAAAGCAGGGGTAGCAGCGTTGGCACCGCCAGCAGGCATGACGCTGTCGCTAGGACCATTGGGGCTGTAGAACAACAGCAGGCCGTTCTCAGGGAACACGGGCTGCAGGGTGCCGTCGTCAGCCAGATAACGACCCTCAGCCACACGCAGACCACGCTCAAGACCGAAGTAACGGGCGAGCATGTCGGTGTCGATCGAATCAGCGGTCGTGTACTTGATACGCTCAAGGATCGCTTGATTGGTCAGCATCTGGTCGAACACGGCGGTTCCAAGAACCATCGAGTTGGGACGAATACCGATCTGGTTGGCAACCGAACGCTTAAGGCTCAGAACGTCTTCGATCGGGTTGGAGGTGGCGGAGGACCAAGCAGCAGGACCAGCGGCGGCGCCGTAGGCGGTGCTGAAGGTGGTCCAGCTCAGGAAGCCCAGACCATTCTGGGAACCAGCAGCGGGGGTGGGATCTTCGTAAGGGTTGTAGCCAGGAACAACGGTAACGGCCTGAGATACTTGGTACTCATAGGCGTTCATCAGGCGGGACATGGCGTTGCGAGTTTCAATCGCACGCAGGTCTACCTGAGCGGGGCCTTCACCGGCGTTCTCGATGACTTCTTCGGGCAGTTCCCATGCAACCACTTCTTGCTCCAGAGCATAAGGCTCCGAATCATAACGTGATTGAACGTAGGGAATATTAGTGCCATACGCACGACGGAAGTCGTTGATGGCAAACTGTTCTTTGCCGAAACGCAGAATGCGGCCAGCACGAGTAGGGGTGTCGACGACAGGAGCGATAAAGTTCGCAATATTGGTCGCCGGCAGCATGAAACCTTGGGCAAGTGTAGTCAGAATCGGATCTACACCTGCGTAGGTTTGTTGCAGGTTCATCATGGGAGGGAGTCTCCGTTAAACGGGATTGTCTTCAAATGTGTGCACACAGGGCTGGGACTTACACC